TGATGTCCTGCAACACAAGACATATGAAGCTTATTGATGATAGCACTAGCAGCTCCAGCGGGTCTACCCATCGCTCCCACAGGCCAATAATGGTTAAAGCCAACACCATTAATGAACACAGGATGTAGAAAACCATGTACTTCCCAGTCTTTCTCATACTCAAGATCCTTTGTAGATATTAAGCCTTCCAGTGTAGGGTTGTTATTAACAGCCCTATCGATACGGTTCTCATGGTTGCCTAGAGTCAATACCATACGAGGTTTATATACCTTATGTTTGGAATCTTTCTGAGCCTTCTGAGCTTCCCTCAATGGAGCCAGTAACAACTTCATGGCCTCTTTAGCAGCTTCAATGTCTTTCTTGTAGCGTAGACCTTCAAAGTACTTACTCCCTTTGATGTCGTGGCTACTAAGGCTTGGCATATCTGCAAAGTCACCTAGATTAACAACTACATCAGGTTTGTAATCGACAATGGCTTTACCAGCCCATGTCAAGTGCTCCAAAGGTACACCATCCTTAATCTGACAATCCGGTATGACTAAGATTTTCAAGTTCATCTCCTTCCACTGTTAATCGTTCACCTTCACGTAGTCCAGCTTTGATAGCTTCTAGGATACCAAAGGTTAGAAGTGCTTGAGCTTCACTAGCAGTTAAGTCAAACTGATATGTAGCATCACCATTCTCATGCTCTTTAATCAGATTTACGTTCACTTTCAGCCTCCTTTAAGAACTCTTCAGCATCAGGCCTATACATGAAATATCTCAGGCACGTAGCGATAGCTCTGTTGACTTTTAAGTTCTCCACGATGTCTAGAGGATCATTGCTAAATCCTCCGTTGATAGTGTTAAGATAAGTCTCTTTAAGAGTCTCTACAGTGATAGCGTCTGCAAGGTCATACCAAGCATCTTTAGCTTCCTGTGAGTTCTCAAGTACTTGTATAAGTTTATTTAGCATATATCCTTGTTCCTTTACCTTTCTCATTGGGCGTTACGCCCTCGGTTAACCAAGCTGCAGGAATATCTTTATCAGCATACTTAAACCCATGCTTGTCGCACCACATACCGTATGTCGTTTGACTTAGCTTTGAAAGCTTAGCTTTAGAGTTACTGAAGACAAACCTAATATCTAAGTCAGGGTACTGCTCCTTAATCATTAGATGCTTCTGTCTGTCAGCTGTGATAAATCTACCTTTACTCTCAATGATGATACTGTTATTCAGAAGTACAAAGTCAGGAGTGTATTTACGATCCTTAGCTGGTTGAATGTAACCAATCACAAGCTTCTCATACTCAAATGGAATACCTAGACTGGTTAAGTTATCAGCTATCTTGTCTTCTAAGCCTGACCTGAATCCATGCTTCAAAGCTACTTGACGTACAGATAGAGGTTTCTTACGTTTAGACTTCATGTGACTCCTTCGTAACGTGATACTGATGGAGGAATGCTCCAAAGGTATCTACAAACTCCTCATCGTGGTTTAGCTTACCCATTGTGAACATAATGGCATGAACTAACTCATGGTAGAAGGTTTGCTCAGTAGTCTGCTTGTTCATGTCCATGCGAATACTGATAATTTGCTTCTCAGGATCACACTTACCAAAGTCCTCCATGTGCATTACGTAGTTGACGTACCATTTAGATCCTGCGAGTTCAAAGGTGGTTGCCACATCTGGTTTGGTTCCCTTCTTAGCCACAATAACCGACCATTCTCCAAGACCCTGTCAGTATTGCCGTCATAAGCTTTGATACAAGCTTCATATAGTTCCCTTTCAGTTGTACAGTCTTTCAAGATCTTATCAGCCTTTACAGGGCCAATACCTCTGATTCCCTCTATGTTATCAACCCTGTCACCTGTCAGTATCTGTTTGTAGAAACTGTACAAGCCTTCAAACTCAGTAACATAGTATTCTTCATCCTTTACAGGATTGTAGTGCCATCCCGGTAACTGGTCAAGATCCTTATCTACGTGCACAATCCAGTAGTTACCTTCAGTGGAAGCTATGCCTACAGCATCGTCAGCCTCTTCACCCTCTGACATCGTAGCTCCAAGCTTCATGAGGTGGTTTCTGAGAGCATCATAATGCTTAGGCTTAGTAGCATCCTTTCGGTTGCCCTTGTAAGGAACTGTGGTAGCTACCTCGAATCTAAAGTTAGTCTTACCTGTAATCCAAGCTCTGTAGTCATCACACTTCAAGCGCATATAGATTATGTCGGTAAACCACTCTGTGAGTCGATTTAGTGCCCACCGTTCCTCTTCATCCTCATTGGAGAAGCCAACTTTGTATACTAAAAAATCAGCATCAACGATGGCTTCTACAGGTCTATCCTTAGAGGATGTCATCCGCTGTCTCTTCTTCCTCAGCACCTTCAGGAGAGTAGACTTTCAACTCAGTGATCACCAGCTTCTTAATCGATGGAGCAGCACCGAACTTAGCTGACATCTTGTGACGATATGAGGATACGACAGCATAACACTTAGTACCGTTACCCATCATCTTTACATCTACAGGATGACCCTCTTCATCAACAGGTGAGAACAGGTAAGTAGACTTAGCAACAATGTAGTTACCCATGCCTTCTTTGTTCTTAATGTTGATACCCAATTCTTTCAACTTATCACAGGCAGCATCACTCAAGTTACCAACTGTGCATTCGTACTTCTTGTTGTCTTCATTAAACTTAGTGTTAAAGTTATTCATCCAGTTACTCCAGAAGATTTCACCAGCAACTTTAACGGGTTTCATGCTATCAATACTCATTTCATTTTCCTATCTAGATTTCAATGCAGCTCTTGTGACGGGTGAGCTGTATTACCCGATGCCAGATCTTCTAAGTAAACCAATGCTGATAACAGTATTGTGTATACCTCTTCAAGATCTAGATCCTCTCCTATCTTAATCTTGAAAGTGTCACCTTCAACATTAAATAGTATTTGATTCTTATCAATGTGTTTCACGCCAGTTTGTACCATATTTATACTCCCCATCTAATGGACAACGAAGCTTAAAGTACTCCCCAGCTTCAACGATACTTGCCTTTGCAGCCTCACCTACTATTGTAGCATATTCTTTAGGAACTTCCAACTGAAATTCATCATGGACATTAGCTACTAGCTTCACAGGCCACTTATTTGCCTTAGTCTTATCATAAAATAGTACTAAAGCTTTCTTCATTACAATTGCCCCAGCCCCTTGAAGGAGCGAATTGAGGGCAGCGTGTTCACTGCGTACCCATATCTTACGACCATCAAGCCCCGGTACAAAGCCCTTACCCGCATATCTGCTAACCGTATTTCTAAGACGCTGTAAGGCGGGAGTGTTCTTAAGAAAGGCATTGATAAGTTTCTCTCCCGCTTTAGCATTACCACCGACAATGGAACCAATCTTAGCTGGCCCTGCACCGTATAGGAATGCGTAAATAAAGGTCTTCGCTTGATCCCTTGTCTCAAGTCCTGCAGCTTTCTGGTTTTGCGTGTGTACATCAGTTCCATCCTTTGATGACCCTTCAGTGACAGTCTTAACATAACTTTCATCCTTCATGTAATGTGCAAGCATACGAAGCTCAAGGCCACTAGCGTCACAACCAACCAATACGTTACCTGCTTCAACAGTCCAACACTCTCTACATTCTTTTCCATAGATGCTACCTGCATTGGGAATCTGTGCCATGTTAGGACTACTGTGTGTCATCCTACCTGTTACAGCTCCATTCGTGATCACCTTACCGTGAACTCTACCGTCCTTACCTACAGCCTCTAACCAGCTTTCAATCTGAGCTACACGTTTCTGTAGCATCAGGTATTCAGCGATCATCTGAGCCTCAGGAATCTTAACCTTAGCCAGTACAGATTCATCGACAATGGGCTGTCCCTTCTCAGTAAAGTCCTTAGGCTTCCATCCTAGCTCCATCAGCTTTTCTCCGATCTGCTTTCTACTTCCGGGATTGAAAGTATCAACGCAGTCTTTGATAGGCTTTCCATTGGTCTTGTGGAACCTTGGAGTGATGACTGGAGGCCACCTCTCTTGCATCTGCTCATATATTCCTGCCATCTTTCCTTTGATGTCAGCAAGTAAGCAAGTTGTGTATGGTAAGTCAAGTTTAAACCCTGCTCTTTCCTGTTCAGCTATGATAGCAGCTACCTTATGCTCAAGATCAAGGCTTTCTTGTGAAAAGTCTTTCTTAGCGAATTCATCAGTAAGATGCTTATAAAGATTACAAGTGACCTCAACGTCCCTAATGCAATAATACTCCAGAAGAGACATATGAGGAACGTTAAAGCACTCACCTTTGTACTCTTCTTTCTTGTCCATTAACCATTGCCATATCCTTTTATAGTCAACTTTCTTTATCGACCCCATCCTGTCGCCCCAAGCTTCTAAGCTGTGCCCGTTCTCTATTGAGGGATTTAACAACCTTGAGGCTATCAACGTATCGTACACTTGGCTCAAACGAATCTTCGTACTCCAGAGCCGATTGAGTATCTGGAAATCGAAGCTTATCCCGTTGTGGGCTACTATCAACGTAGTGTCCTTTAAATACTCCACGAGGTTGTTTGCTGCTTTCCATACGTTAACTTCTCCAGTGTCAATGTCCTTAGTTACTACCATCCAGATCGTGTTGTGATCTAATGTTGTCTCGATGTCTAGAACGATACGCTTCATATTCAACTTTCAAGTCTTCATAGTGATGGATAAGTAACTGATACTTTTCTTGCAGATCATAGTACTTACTTTCCAAGTCAATCATTCTACCAGCTATCTTATCTAAGTCCATCATGTCTTACCTCTATAAGTTAACTCAGGACAGTTATACACAGGAGCTTCCTTCCAGTTAGGACGATAAGTTAACTTGATAACAGTACCTGTAGGGTTTGACAGTTTAGCTGTAGCTTCTAATCGCTTACGTGCTTCATAAGCTTTCTTGTTAGCTGCCTTCTTATGCTTATTGTTCTGTGCCCACAGGCGGTCAAGCATACGTCTACGCTCAAGCCTCTCTTGCAAGATAGCTTCAGCTTCTTGAGTACTTAACTTCTTAACCCACTTACTCATTTTGCAGCCTCCATATACAATCCTACGTTACCTAGAGCATAGCCTACAAAGGCAATGCCTAAGCCAGTGTTACCTTTGATGAGCAAGTCCACAGCTACCACAGTGTAGACAACCCCTACTACAGCAATTAAGGTACTACTCATCTTTAGTTTCCTCTTCCTTGTCACATTCTTTATCGAACTCAAAGTCACGTACTTTATCGTCCTTGTCTCGTCCAAAGATAGCATCCCAACGTGAGTCATATTCTTCTTGAGTCACACTGTAAGGTCTAGGTGA